ATAATCTCAATCAGCAAACAAATAAAATTTCAGCCGCAAGAGGCCGATTAACAGCAGGCGACACTTTACTGCATTCTGGCGAATGAAATCAGGATTGTTTAAATGATTTTGTGCATTTACTGCAAACTGCCCTACAGCGTGAAATAATTGTTCTTGCTGTTTTGCAACTTGACTTGTTGGGTCTGCAATTTGATTGGCTTGTGCTATGCCCGCTTTAGATTGCGCTTGAGCTAACGCAATGCGATCGTCTAATGTCGCTTGTTCTAGTTTTGTTTGCGCTTGACGCTGTTTCAATAGCTCCAAGTTCTGTAAATCTAAAACGCTGTTGCTAAACGATTTAGCTAGATCGGCTGTTTGTGTTGCTAGTGATATTCTTGGATCAATCATTAGTTAGTGCCCCAAAAGTTAAATGGTGATTGGTAACTACCTGCACTCGTATTTATTCCTGTTGGCATCTGTGAAACATTGAGTTGACCTGTGCTAAAACTTCCGCCAGTCGGCTGGGTCGAACCACCGAACAGTCCGCCAATGTAATCACCAATAGCACCAAAACCACCAGCTTGGCCAACAGCAGTGTCAATTAGTTGTGATGTACTTTGTAGCGCGCTTTGTTTTGCGTTGTTAGCGCCAACAATTCCTGCCGCTTGCGCAGCTGCGCCAGTTGTCCTAAAGTTTTCAGCATTAAGGATAGTATTTGCCAACATTTGCGAACCGTTTTGCCCGATGCTCAACAAGTTATTAATATCTTGTCGTTGTGCGGCTATTAAAGGTGATGCAGCAAGTAACGAGTTGTTTGTTAGTTGTTGTAAAGTGTCGCCTGCTGTTAATCGGCCTCTTGCGGCTGAAATTTTATTTGTTTGCTGATTGAGATTATCTAAACCCATCTGAAATAATGGGTTGTTTTGTAAAAATTGAAATTGTGCTTGTGGGTCGCCAAGAAAACCAGATAACTCAACACCGCGTTCACCTAGACCTATGTATGGATTAAATAAACGCTCGCCTGTTGATGTTAGATTGTTTGCTGCGTTGTTGGCCGCTTGTTGCTGTACTTTTGCCGCTGATCTTGATGCGGCTGCTGCTTTATTCCCTGCAATATTCCCTTCTAGTGCGCCACCTAATGCGCTACCGATAGCCCCGCCAATAGGGCCACCACCGAAAACAGTCCCTACAACTCCACCTATTGCTGATAATAAGCCCATTATGACACCTCTGTTCCAGACAGATAATAATTAATAGTATCTGTCGTGTATTTGTTAATCTTAATTTTATCACCTGCGTTTAATTTAGCCAACTTTAGTGTATCAATATACAGTGTTTTACCGTTCCCGCCTGCAATGTTTCCGCTAGATAGTAATAAATCACCTAAATTTGTTGAGATGATTATGTCAACTTTTTGAATATTACTGGTTGTGTTAGTTAGAATCAAATTTACATTCGCAATCGCTCCAGTCGGCACTGTATAGTTTAATGTTGTTTCGCCATTTGATGATATTGTACCGCGATCTAAAACTTTTTCTGTACGCATTAGAAATCCTCAAGCCATGATATGCTGACTGTTGATATTGAGCTTGTACCGCTAGTTAAATACGCTGTTATTGCGTAAGTTTTGTTTGGTTTTAGTATCTTTACGAATTCTGACGCATCGATGTTCAACGGTGATTCTTTTGTTACAGACAAGCAAGCCAAAACACCACCGCTGATAACATCAACTTGAGATTTTGCTATTTCCATTGTTGAATTCGCTGAATGATCTACAAATTGCGGATCTGCTGAAAACACTGGATTTTCGTATAACTTAAATACTGCTATTTTTGACGATTCTGTACTCAAGCTAATGTTTTTTAGAGTCGCGTTAATTCTGTTTACTAACGAGTTAAAAACTAATTTATTTCTGAAGCATATTACTGTTTTTTCTGTTGTATCAATTAATGGCTGTGAATAATCTGCTTTAGCTGTTGCGTCATAACTTACTGCGCCTTCAATAAATATAGTTGCAGACGCGCCTTTAATTGTTAGGTTTGTTGTGTTGCCACTATTTCGCACTGCCCAGCCACACCTAAACGCTGGTCTTTCAACTTTTGGCGTTGTTGCCGTGTTGATGTATTTGTCTATGTGAACAAGTTCAAATTTGCTTGTGGATGGGTCGTATACATAGAAAAGCGTATCGCCATAACCCAAATATGAAAATTGAATCATGTAAACGTTGCCCATCTGTGGGTTAATTTGTATATCTGGCTTAACGTTCCAATCTGCTTGATTTACCCATGTTTCTACAGCTGGCGTTCCGCTTTGAATTTCTGTAAAAACGCCTGTAGCTGTTGCGCTTGTAAAACTAAACACTCCCGCTCCCTGTGTTGGCAGTTTTGCGGCACAATAAACACTATTGGCGTTCGACGAAAAGTTATAAAACAAGTTATTAGATTGTAGATAGGTTGCTATTTCCCATGCAGTATGACTAACATCACCTGCCGTCAATGGTATAGTATAAGACACGTCATCTATCACAACAGTTGCGTTTTCGGTTGTTGTCGCTGATGCAGTTATATCTAATCTCTGTATCTCTAATTTACCATTTTTGCCAACGCCTATTCCAAAATCAGTTCCGTTATAACCAAAGCCTATTAAAGAGTCAGAACTGGTAAATCCTGCGATCTGTGTGCTTTGCGCTTGAGGCGTATCGAATACGCTTGAAATCATACAACCCAAGCCTTGACCCGCTCTATATGAAACAATCGCATCTGTAGCAATGCTTGAAATGCCTGTTGATGTTGCGCCAGTTGACGCTTCAAAATTGCCTGTATTGGTAGTTGTTGAGCCGCCTAGTGTCGCGGTGAATGTGTCGTCTAGTATCCCATAGGTTGCAGTTATCTGCGCTATATGATTGCGATTAGCTGTTAATAGCTCGCCATAAGCTGATTTTGAATTTTTCTCTGGCGTTTCGATGTTAGGTATAATGTAGCTCATTAGATCATGTACCAAGTGTCAGTAACAATTGAGTAATAGCATTCTATTAAAGGTTGCCCGACAACATCAGCAAAGTTTATAGTTATTTCGGGTTGTCCATCGATTAGCTTTGTTGATGATATTGTTACGTTGCCGTTTGTTATTTTAACTTTGACTCGCTCACCATCGTTTGGCGTGTCGTTTAATATTATTGTAACGCTATCGGTACAAATTATAATGCTATCTGTGTATGTTGTGTAATCTGTAGAAGTTACTATTACTTCTGTTTGTTTGATTGTGTTTTTTTGTAATAGATCATCAAATTCTAATAACCCGTTAACGTCTGAAATATCGTCAGATGCACCACCTGTTCTTTGCCATAATTGAAACAAATTAAAATTGAATTGCTCTAACGTTCTGGCTAAAGGCTCATTAGTTAGAATTTCTTTAGGCAACCTTATGTGTGGTGGCGGATTAACTCTTGCCATTATCTGCGACTCCCAGCCGATTTAACGTCAATTGTCGCATTGTATAACGAGAATTGAACAGAATCATTAACTGTCAATTTGAATATTAAATCATTGAATGAAATCTTTTTCCAAAATTCAACGCGCTTTGTGTATTCGCCTAGTCTGCCAAGTTCGAGCCATGCGCCATGCGCAAAAGTTCTCCCGCCATCAATTGAGTATTCAACTAGCATTCGTGGATCTGAACCTTGACCGTTAATTAAGCCATTCCCGACATCGCAAAGAAATTCGGCTCTTAACATTTTTAGACGCTTATTACCAAGTTGAAACATTCTGCCGCTTGCGCTAGACGTTATGCGCTGCTTAGGCATTTGTTTGCCGTTATTATCATAAGCCAACGTTGTTAAATGCAGTAATTTGCCACCACTAGCAACTAACTGCTTGTTATATGCTGTTATTGCTGATGTTGCGTTATAAGCTGTATCTAGTTCGTCAGCAAGCTCAAACCAGCCAGCTTTGCCTAGCTTTTCATTAACTGCAAATGTTACATTTTCAGACGGAAATGCTAAGATATAAAAATCATTATCGTTTATTGTTACTGTATAGCCTATTGCGTCATCGATAACGCTCATGTTTTGGATTTGATAAGCAAGCGAATCATCACTGAGCCGTTCTTCTTGCCTTGATTGTGTTCTGTATACATTGAAATCATCACCTAACCAGTAAATTGCGCTATCTGTTCGAGCTAACGAATGTTTTGCTAGCAATCCGACAGAAAACATTGCACCCTCGATTCTGTCGATGGGCGGTGATCCTACACCCGAATTATACCATAATTCAGTTGTTCTTTTCCCGAATCTGTAAATTGTCTGATTGAATTGGAAATCTCTAACCATTTCATCTGGATTTGATTCTGCGCCTATTGCATTTAACCCATTAACGCTGAACGGGTCGCCTGCATCAGCAACGAACGTTAAATCTTTAGTTGTATATAATACTTGATAATTAATAATGTCGGCAGATATTACGCTGTTTAGGTTGGAATTAGTGTTCTGCTGCAATGTATTAGCCGATTTAGTGTAGATATAAACAGAACCGCCAGTAACAATTACTAGATTATCTCCATCATCTGTAAATATGCAGCGATCTGTATTCGGTATTGTTCCGATTGATGTATGTGTTCCGTATTTGTTGACACTGTAAAGTGTGTTATCAATAACGCGATAAAGCACCTCGTTCATTCTGTGCATTCCGCGATCTAGCAATCCTGTAACTTCGCCGATAAGTTTTTGCCCTGCCCAAGAATGCAGAACGAAATTGTCTTTCCCTGCCTCGTCGTAATCGGGATAAAGGTTAATTGTTCTTTGACTTGATAACGGTCTGCTTTGTTTGCTGTGCGAGCCGCCAACAACATTAAACGGAACTGTTTTATATGCCATTTTATACCACGCTGTTATTAATCATTCTTGGCGCTACGCCATAACGCAACGCTTTATTTGCTCTGTTTGCGCCCTTAATTGCTGATATAAATTTTTGGAAATACTTTACCGCTTGCTCGTCTTCTTCTGACCATAAAAAAAGCTGGTGGAGCGAACCATATATGTAAATTGTCGGGAAATTGGTCAATACTTCGTTAGTCGGGTTTGTATCAGATAACGGAGCTGGTCGCTTGTAATACTGCATTTCTATTGTGTAAGCGGGATTTGGCGTTAAATCAAACTGCAATTCATTGCCGATGATGCTATAAGCAATTGGCCGCCCAGTGCTGTTTGTTCGCGTTAATTGTTCTGGCGTTCTGAATTCTAGCTCTCTAACAAATGGCGACACAATGCGAACACTGCGCAATTTCTCTATGTTATCAGGCAAAGCGATGCGATCACTTGAAGCAGTTACCGCTGTACTTATGGTTTCCATCAGCGACAACTTTAAGATCGCTTGTTCGTTGTTATACATTTCTGTTTCTGCAAGCGCAATAAAATCAGGAATAATCTCTCGAGCGTCTGGATTAGTCGCCCATGATTCGATTGATTTTTTAAGCTCGCTATACGTTGATAACGCCATTATATGCGCCCTCGCTTAGTTCTTAATGCGCTAAATTCTGAATTATTAATCTTGCTGATCAAATACGATTTATTTTCAGGAGCTAGAGGATTACAATTTTTATAACCCTTTGCTCTCATTTCGTCAGCCCACTGTTCAATCACAATTAACGGAATTCTGGCAACGTGGTGCATGTCGCCTTTCCAGTTGTCAGGCTTTGCGTTAATGTCGATCTTATTCGCTTTGATAATGTCGCTAACGTCTTGACTGCGCTCAATAGCAAACTTACCCGTTAGCTCGTCTTTTTTGAATTTTTCAACAACACCTGTATCTGCATCAGCGCTAATAATTCGCTCAATCATTTAACAACCTTTAAACTTTTAAAGTGATCAAATTCAGCTTGTGATAACTTTGCTTTTTCGCCAACAGAATACAATTGACCTTTGCTATCTTTAAATCTTCGACATACGACACAATCAACTAATTCTGGTTTTGTTTCTTTTTTGGTTCTGGCCATAACAAACCCTTTAATGATGTTAATAAATAAAGGGGGACAAACCCCCTTATATTAAGCAGTTGTTAAGTCGGCAACAATGCCGCTCGCTTTCTCGTTTCGAGCTTCAAGCGTGTATTCGCTTAATAACAAGACGCGATCTGAGTCGCCATTTTTAGCTAATGGCACTTCAAGCATGTTATCAATGAACGCTACAGCCCATTTATCCATTTCTAGCACTAACATATCGCGCGGACGCATAAAGCGGTTATACACAATGTTTAAAGTGCCGAAATCAGACAAATAAACGTCAACAGAACCACTGACAACTTTATCGGTAGCTGTTACAACACGTTGCGCAACTCCGCCTGTGCCGTTGTTAATGATTGCAGATAACGCTTGTTTGTTAAATGCGCCAGTCATGATCGTGTCAGGTTCGCCGCCTTCTTCTGCACACTTGGCAATAACATCATTTAAGAATGAAATATCAAATGCGCGTTGTGTGCCGTCTGTGCGAGCGTCTGAACCATCACCTGTCGGATCTGCACCAGTAGCACCAAAGTTAGTGTTAGTTGCTAACCATGCTGGTACGCCTGCTAATTCGCGCGCTACAGAAGTAGAACCAGCAACTTTTGCTTTGTTGTCTAGCAATACTTTTTCCATGTCTCGTTTTAGCTCGTCGCCCATCTTCATGATTTGATAATCTAAATCATCACCACGACCAGCTGAATTAACTTTGCGCTGTGTACGTGATACTGCTGGCGCTTTACGGCTAATTTGAGTGTAATTACCTAAGCGTACAGATGGAGTCGCTAAAGTAGCTGTTACGTCTTCACCCTCGATAGCCGCATTATTTGCAGCTGCTGCTAATGAGTCGGTTTGCCATTCGTGGTTTGTTGCAGTTGCTTCAACATGCGCCACACCGCTTAAAAATGGTGTTTTAGTTGGCGAAATGTTGTAGATAATATCCGCTAAATCTTCGCGGTTTCCTACTGCGTTGTAGGTTGCTTGTGTGTTTGTTGGTGTTGCCATTTTGCACCTCTGTTATTGCTAATGTTTTGATTTTAAGTATTTTCTTATTGCGGCTGCATCTTCAATTTTACCTGATTTTTGAAACCTCTCTTTTAATTTTTCGAGTGTGTCATCTTTTTGCGCCACTTTGCCTTTCGGTTTAGTTGTTAAAGGTGTCTTTTTCACTTTACTTAAAACTTTGTCAGACTTGGTCTTTTGACTGTCAAAACGTGCAGCTTCAAGTAATGCGATAAAATGAGCAGAACGAAAATTTGCAAAATCTTCCTGCGTAAAGCCTTTTTTAACAGCGTATTCTTCTAATAGCTTCATATCTTTTTGATATTCTGCTGTAGGTTTGCCGTTATCGAACCACTGAGGGTTAGCTTTAAACAGTTTTTGTTGCTCGGCTTCAACATCAAAGCTAGGCTTTTTAACGCCTTTTGCTTTTTCTAACGCCTTCTGCCGTTTTTCCTGCTTTTCCTTAACTTCGATGTAACGCTCTGGATCGTACTCTTTAAGTTCGGCAAGTTCTTCATCGCTGTACTGCTCTGTCTCGCTTAATGCTAACAGTTCAGCCTCAAGCTCTTGTACTTTGGCAAGTTTGCTTTCGTACTCCTGCTTTTGCGATTCGATAATCTTGCGCTCTTGAGCTAATTGCTGAGTTCTTTTGGCGTAGTCTGATTGACGCAAATAACCGTTTTTCCACTCTTTGACTTGTGAAAGCGGTATTTCTTCACCGTCTAACTCCAAATATAGCTCATCTGATTCGCCTGAATTATCTAGATCATCTTCTAAAGTATCTGATTCTAGATCTTCTGACTCGTCAGCTTCAACTTCTTCGATGTTATCATCTTCTGTCGGTTCTTGCTCGGCATCTTCGATTGTGTCGATTTCAGCCTTGCTTTTGGCTTTCGATTGCTCGTTAGCCTGTCCAGTTTTCGCTTGATCTACTTCTGATTGTTCAGATTCGATTGCGTCCGCTGTGTTTTGCTCGCGAGGTGCATCTTGGATGATGTCTGCGCGTGCTCGTTTAATTCGCTCTAATATGCTAGCCTCTGATTGAGTTGTTAGCATTATACTCTCCTAATTGGGTTTTGTTTTTGAAGCTCTGAAACTTCTGCATGTCTACCTGATTTTATCACATTTTCAAAATGTTTAACAAATTTCGATACAACTTGCATCTGTTGCCAAATTTTCTCACGTTTTCTGCGCTGAAACCATGATGTTTTTTTAAATTCATTAAGTAATTCATGCTCAACAGCGTTAATTGCCTCAATGAACAAATCATTTTCTAGCAATTCTTTTGCTTTGTTCGCTTTATCAATCTTGGCTCGACTAATTTCACTGGCGTTTTTATACACTTGCGTCACCTTTGTTCGTTCTGTATTCTTGATTTAGTTGCTGATTATATTTTGCCTCAAGCTCTGTTAGCTTCATAGCTAACTCATTTATCTGCTTGTCTTTTTCAGCTTGCATTTTAGCTTCAAACTGACGTTGTTTTTCTGCTAGTTCGGCAGCTTTTAATTCTGCATCAGCTTTCGCTTTGATTAAAAACGCTTGCTGTTTAACTTGCTCAGCCTCTGCTAACGGGTTTTGTACTTGTTGCAATTGTTGCTGTAACTGTAAAACTAAAGCGTTCAATTGCTCGTTCTGTGCCTTTAACAACTCGTTTGGCTCTTGCGGGTTGTTGATAAATTTGCCTTGCTCGTGCAAGCCTAAACCTTTCAAAATGCCTTTAATTGTATTATAAAGTTTATCATCGTCAACTAATAAAGATCCTTGCTGTTTAAGCTGGGTTTGTAATGCGTACAATCCTTGATAAGCATCAATTAATCTTTCGTTGTCACCTGCACCTAAACCAACACCTGCTCTAGTGTAGTGCGTATACTTCCAGGATTGCGGGTTAACAGAAAGCTCTTTACCTAACACTCTTATTTCTGTTTCTGCATCTTGATAGTTTGATGCCAACCAGATAATACCCTCGTATAAATCTTTAAAGCCTGTTTCTGCGTAGTTTCTCGCAACCAATTCAATCTTAGCTTGGCCATCATCACGAATTCCATTAAATCGCGTAGCTGTTTCTTTTTCTATTGAGTCAGCATCTAACCCTTGACTAGCCAGCAATGTTCCTAGTGATTGCGCACGGTCTTGATCTACTGATTGAACAACTTGTAATAATCTGTCGCCAATATACGGAACGGTTAAAGGGTAAATTGCGTTTTGAGGCAGAATATTCGGATCGTCTATCCGTATAATGCCGTTCTCTCTGACTGTTAATAGATCGTCATAGTCAACAGCTTCATGCACTACGTTTCGCGGATTGCTAACCATAAAAGCATTGTCGTTAATTGCGCGCTTGAGTGCTGTTTTTTGTTTTTGTACTGGGTAAGCAACTTCAACTCTTGATTTGCCAACTAACGAGTGAGGCACTAAATAGCTGCTCATCAGCGCATAAGGAACGTGATTGAATGGCTCATTAACAATAATATGATTACCGCTTATCATAATATGCCTACGTTCTGCGATCCCATCATTGTCATAATCAACCAATACGTAGATGTCTTTAATTTCCACAAGTTGTTGAGACGTTAGCCGCTGGAAAAAATGGCATTGTTGAAGTCGAACCTGTCGAGCATGAAATGACAGGAGACGG